ATGTCTGTTATGACCTCTTCTTCTGTGCTACCACTCACAACAAAATCTTTCTTGATCTCACGAATTTTTCGGATTTGTCGTGGATCAAGTCTACGTAATTCAAGCAGTCCTTTTTTTGGATTTTCTGTGTCGAGAATCTTATGATAGTGCATTCGACCGTCGATATACCAACGTCGAAAGAGGTCTTGACCTTCCTTCTGGAAGTCCATTAAGCGAAGAATTTCTTCAAATTCCTCATGAATTGTGTTCTTGATGGAGTCACTAAACTTTGTTCTTTCAAGGTTGAGTTGAACCGCTGGTTGATCGTCCTCAATAACAAACGCTTCATTTACGATATCGTCAACCGCATCTTCTACTTCTGGTGAGTGTGACATCTGACGATATTTGTCAATGAGAGCTACAGTATCTTTAGTACGACCTTCAAGGTCGATTTGATGATGGACATGTTGAGCGCCGGTTTCAACAACAAGAGAACCGTCCTCCTCCAACGGAGGAGTTACGGCTTGTTGATTTATAATCTCTTGTTTTTGTTCGTCCCCTTTTGATAGGGAGAACTTATATCCAAAGATATTGATATTGGGCATAATTTAGAGTCTCTACTTTCGAGAAATACGAATTAGAGAACACCATCAGCAATAGAGTCCCAGTATTGGACTTGAATTGTAACAGGATATTCTTCAATAGCGTCTACTGTTTCATATGATAGATCGATCTGACCAACTTCACTTGGCCATACACCAGCAAATCTGTACTTTTTAATAACATCCTGATTTCGATCAAGTTGATGTACTTCAGCATCAACTTGATATAGCGAAGGGTTCTCTAATCCAATATTTGCTACGTTACTATTGATAGCTGCTGACCAACGCTCAAAAGCGTTACGAATTTTGAAATCCGTATCGTTAATAATAGTTAACGCCCACTCAGCATATGTTCGGTCGCCAGCGATTTTTAATTGTCTTCCTCGGAATGGTACAATAATTGCACCAAGAGTAGATGCCGGTAATGCTGCGGTCTTGCATAGGAACTCAAGTTGCTCAGAGGCATTTCCTGCGGCTGCAATTATAGGAAACGGCATCACGACTTTGAATAGTGAGGGGCGCGCACCTCCACCTCGTAGCCGGGCTTTAAAGTCATTGATTGATAGTGCGGGCATATGTTGCTCCTAATTAGTTATCCTGCTCGTCTTTTCTTCAAACATTGTCTCTATCACTTTACTATCTAGTAGTTATTTAGCAGGGTTACCCACCAATCTCATCAAAGACGACGCTACTATTTGTAGCTATAAAGTTAAGTTGAATGAAGTTAATACTATAGTTAGGCAGAATAAAGATGTCAGCTCTAAACTCATTACGCGAGATAACGTGTTCAGTGTTATTGCTTTCATCGCACACTACCTTAAACCGGGTAAGTCCTCGTCGTCCTTGAACATCTCGCAAGAACGGTTCAACCATATTTCTAAACTGCGCTCTGGTAAATTCATCGTTGAACTCAAACAGTGAGTACTTAGCCGCGATTGCAATTGCTTTCTCTAACACAATAAACAGTCGTCGTACATTGATTCGATCAAACGCAGATGGTCTAGCCAAAAGCGTTTTATCACCAAACAACATTGTACCTTCACCAGGCGTACTAATTACTGGGTTGATTCCTTCCTTGTATAGCGCATCTCGTTGTGCCTTGGTTGCATTGTATGCCAACCGAATAATGTTTTTAATCAAACCACGATTAGGCCCGGCAGGTGACCACCACGGATCATTTGTTAAATCTGTCCGTGCAGCCAATCCAGCAATATCACCATTCATAGGAACCCAACGATTTGCATCATTGTATCTGTCGAATGTCAACTTCCAGTTGTTATCCAATACACCATAGGAGGTGGATCGGTTCAAGTCATCAGCTTCGTAAGCTATAACAGAGCTATTTGCTAGCCTTGGGTTTGTTGTATTAGGAATAAGGTTTCCATGTTCTGGAGAAATAAACACTACACAATCTTTACGAACCTCTGCAATATTATCAATAACATATGTTGCTACTTCGGAAGGTACTGGACCAACAGGCAGCAATGAAACATCAACAGATTCGGCATCTATGAACTCATCCCAACCAGTGTTGAGTGCGCTTTTACCTGGAAGGCTTGTCTCGATAGCTGGTGCTAGAAAAATACTGTTATCAGCTTTACCGTTTAGAAAATTAGCAATAACTGGAGCTGATAGCGAATCAAACGCACTACCAGCAGCATCATTGCCCCAGTCAGTTCCTCGATCAACATCTCCCGAAGAAGATGACGATTCAGTACCTGAACTAGATGATGCGATATCTATGCTGCTTTTGGATGATGGTGAATTATCAGACGAAGTACTCTGATCAGAGTCGATTGAGGTTCCTGCGATGCCTGGGTGAGAACTCCACCAAACATACAGAGACTTATTGTTTAAAACATCAACATAGTAATTTGAGCTTCCATCAGAATTCTTTGCATCAGACGCTTTGGAGACATTGGAGAATTTTTCAATAATCTCTCCCTTTATTGCACTCCACAGTCCATCTTTGTCAACGATAGCGATATGTATTAAGTCGTTGCTACCACCACGTTCATGTGCATAGACAGAAGTTCCTGCTCCCGCACCAGATGCGCTATCAGCTTTGAATGTATCAAAGCTTGCAGATAAGTCTTCAAAATCACCATCACCGTCAATATCTACCCACCAAGTATCACCACTCATTATACCCTGATCGGCAATATGTAAGGACAAGCTGTTTCCAAGATTACCTGGATATTTTGCAATAAATCCTAGAGAACCTAAAGAGCCGCCGGTAGTTCTTTCATCGTAGTGATCTCTGCTCTTAACTAAAAGACCACTACCCTCAGAGGTAGCATTTTTAGCAGCAGCATCAACTACGCGAACAACTTGCAGATTATTTCCGTATGCAAGAAATCCTGCGGCGGTGAAGTAATATTGGTATGTGTTGTTATCTGGTTCGCCAAAAGTATCACGCAATTGAACTTCAGTGGAGATAAGCTGTCGTGAAAGAACAGGGCCCCACTTAAACGCACCAACAAATCCTCCGCCAGTTGTTGCGACATTTGGTACGATAGTAGTCAGATCTCTTTCAACTACTAGAACGCCAGGACTAATCTGAAACGCCATTATTTACTCTCCTTTTCGTGATTTACATGCAGATTCACTAGATTTATTTAGCTTTTCATAGATTTGTCAGCGAGAGTGCTTACCAAATCGATTCTTTAATGTCTTGCTCTGCTGGCCACCACACATCAC